CGCACCTGCCGCACCTGTCGCGCCATCAGCACCGTCAGCACCGTCAGCACCGTCCGCTCCCGCCGCGCCCGTAGCCCCTGCGGGTCCTTGTGGACCTGCGGGTCCTTGTGGACCTGCGGGTCCTGTTGCTCCCGCCGCCCCCGCTGCGCCTGTTGCTCCCGCCGCGCCCGTAGCCCCTGCGGGTCCTTGTGGACCTGCGGGTCCTTGTGGACCTGTCGCCCCTGCGGGATAGTTACATCGAATCCAAGCATTCCCTTCGTAAATCAATGTAGCGCGCTCTGTTGTAGCAATAGTAGCGTTTAAGTCAGCCGAGTCGCCATAATTATCAAACACAACAGAACCTGCGCCCTCGTTGCATATCTCTATGATATGTCCTTCGGGGAACTTGTAATTTGCGCTTCCGTCACGTTCAGGATTAAGTGTGATAGTAACACCACCGTTTGGCGAGAGCATGAAGAATGAATCACCATCAGCCGTGATAACCCATGTTCCGTTTGTCGTTAGCGCGGTGCTTGTTGCATCAACACCACGACCCTGCAAACGCACAGCGTAGTGTCCCGTTTGTTCATTGTTGCGCCCTGCAAAGTAAAATGAATCAGCGGCGTGTCCACCACCCCTATCAGCACCGCGCGATGGTCCTTGACCGTATCCTGCGTCGCTCGCTCCCGGTGGTGATTGGCTAAATGAACCGTAGCGCGGATGACTTACCCAATGCACGTTGATAGTGTCGGAGACTGTAAGTTCTCCGTTGTCGTTGTGAAGCGCATTAAGGTGTTCGATGGTGTTCACTCCTTCGTTGCCACCGTCGTTGATTGCACCAATAGTTCCACCCGCGCCTGTTGGGTCGATAGTCCCAACAGATAGTGGCACGCGGTAATCAGCCGAGCCTTCGATAAAGACGCGCTTGTCATTGATTTCAATGATGTTTAGATTGTTCGACCCACCACCACTTGCAACGAATTGTACGCGCACAACAGCGAGAACGATGGTCTTGTCGTTATCGTGAGTACCGCCTGTGTCATAATCAATAAGATATTGATTTGCTGCTGACGCATACAGACCTGTGGTCGTATCAACAGGACTGCCCCCTTCGTAGTGGACTTTGTTATTACCTCCGCTTGGCGCAACAAAGATTGTGTAAATTGCTTCTTGGTTAGCGGCAAGTGTAAGCGCACCTGTTCCGTGTGAACCGTTGTTGAGGTCAAGTGTAATCGTATCACCAACACCATTCCCGAACTCATACACCGCGCCATCAAGAACGGCAAATCCACCGCTAACGGTGAGTGTGCTACTTGTGGCTTTTATCATCGAGCCGGGTTGATTACCTGTGTTTGTAGCGTTGCGCGTTGAGCCATATGCTCCGTCTTGGTATCGGAGGATTCCGTTGCCCTGCACGCCTTGAATCAGATTGGTAAGCGTTGTAGGCGACAACGAATCGCCGTCTCGTAGTCCGTCTTCACCGAGCGTATTTTGCGCGGCTGTATGCCCTGCTATGTTATCAACCATGCTTCAACAACCTCCATGCTAATGTCATTGGATTACTTCTTGTGAAAAGAGGATGACTTGCGCCTGTTATGTTCAACCCCGCGTTTGTCGGTTGACCATCTCTTTCGCGCAAATAGGTTGCGGGTAATCTGTGTCGAAGGTCAGGATGATTGAGAGGATTATTTGCTAATTCTTCTGCGGATAATTGATGTGGAACCCTTGTTTGTTTCATAGGCGAGTCTCGTCTGAAACCCAATCTTTTTGGGTCAATAATTTGCTTTACACGCGTATGGTCTTTATCCAATACAGCGACAGGTTTGCTACCCGTTTTAGGCATTGCATTTTCAAAATCATAATCTCTTCGATGGTCTTCTTCGCGAATATCGAATTCTGTCATACCTTGCGCGCCTTTATTATCAGCACCGGGATGATGCGTCGGTTCAAGCGTGCCTGTTCCTCGACAAGTATAACAATCGACACGGTCATCAGGACTGCCGCGCATAACACCGTCTAAGCCACCTTCATCGAAAGCACCAACTCCGTTACAATTCGGGCATTTGTATTCATCATCAAGCGGGTCTTTGAATTCATCAACCATGCTTCAACAACCTCCATGCTATGTCCATCGGATTGCCCCGCCGAAAAATCTCCGCCGCAGGGTTTTTCATTGGTGTTCCTGTTCCCGCGAAAGGTGTAAAACCAAACGTCGGTTGACCTTGTGCGTTGATTTGAGCATAAATTTTTGCGCCTTGTGGTTTTCCCACATCAAGATTAAACTTATCTCGCGCTTGTCCTAAGATACTATCCGGATGATATTCTTTTTCGGCAACAAGTTCTCCATGCTCATGAAGGTCAAAGGGGGTTTCATCGACGGTATCGGTGTCTTCGGGATGACGCAATTCATCGGCGTGAAGACCTGTTCCTTGACAGGTCATACAATGTATTTTGCGCCCATCGTGCATCCCATGACCGCCACTACCATCGCATTCTTCGCAAGGCATGTAATCGTCCACCATCATGACACCTCCAATATGAATGAGAAGCGCACTTCGTTTTCAGCGTTCTTCGTGAATGAGTTGATGTCAGCGCGATATACAGGGATAAACTCGCCAGTCGACGCGTCTTTGTATTGGATGTAGACTTCTTGCACAGGTTTGGCGAAGACGTATGAGGCGTTAAAGACTGCCTCAACTAAGAGACTCGTATCGTCGATAATCTGTATGCGAGGTGTTGCTCTTGCAAGTGTGCGCGCTCCACCATCTTCGGATGTTGCAACTGTTCCGTCGCTTCCTATGTGGACTTCCGTAATCAACGTAGCGAGATGCTCAATCAAGCGTCGTTTAACAGCGTTGAGCATTGGCATTAAATCTTCCTCCGTATCTTACGTCCTTTCGTTGTTCTCATCTCGTGAGCGCGCGGTCGAAGCATTCGCATCTCCGCTATGGGTGAGGTTATCGCGCTCCCACTTACCAAACTTACGCCTGTAAATGTTGTGGCTGTCTTACCGCTATACGATACAAATGATTTGTTGTCGAGGATGAGATGACCGCTATCAGCAAATCCTGTTGTGGATGCGACTGTGATGGTGCTACCTGCATGAGTGCCATTGATGCGCGGTGTAATACCAAAACCAAGTGCTGACCGACCTGCACCATATCCGCTGTTGCGATGACCCAACAACACACCTGCGTGAAGGTCGGGAGACGCGGATAAGCCAAACCTGTTTGTCTTTGTTCGTGCGAGTGTGGATACAACAGGACGAACTGTAAGCACTCCTGCTACGCGCATGTTTGCTTCGCCAACACCACTCTTGTTTATCTTCGTAATTTGAAACGACCTGTCGACTTCGTCTTCTTCTGAACTTACGTCGCCGTCGTCTCCCAAGCCTGTCAGGATGGCTTCAAGACCTGCCTCGTAAGAAATCATCTGAACGTCTGTTTCTCCTGTCGATGAATGCGTCAATTCGATAATTGCCTGTTTTACATTTCCAATTTGAGATTTGTATTCAACAATGTCTCCCGGCTCAAAATCCCACGATTGAGAATGACCTTTGGACGACAAAGCACCTTGCGCTTTTCTATTCAATCGCAACGCCTGTCCTGCTGATTTGCGCGCTTTTGATTCGTTGTTTGCAGTAGGGTCAAAGGTGGACATCTGTTTGATTGAACCGTGTTTCTTTTGCAGTTCAGCGTCATCGACCTGTGCGCTGATAACATCGTTTACAGCAATGCCCTTTCCTTTGACAGTCATTCGATTTGCAACATCAACAACGGGGTCAATTTTGGTTTTACCTACACCGCGCTGAATACCCAACTCTCGGTCCTTAATGTTGAAAATCTTTGGCGCATAAATAAAATTGCCAAAGCGGTCGTAATACATGACATAGTGGTCGTGTCGCGCAACAGCGCGAACAGCAGTCGGTAGAACAACGGAATTGAAATTCTTAGCAACAAACAATGTGCTGACACCTTTTGTGTCGATGCTGTTCAATCCATGCAATGCTTTGTCAAACAACTTTTCAACCAAATCTGTGCTACGCAAACCAACGCTAACTGTTTGACCCATGTAAACGTGCGACGTAGCACCCATTTGAAAGTCTGCTAACCTGCGTCCTTTCATGTTGTTCAACACAATTCTTGCGCCCTTGTTACTGCTCACAATCTTATCTGTTCTCAATCGAGTGGGTGTGTTGTCAGCATCATACAGCAACATTGGGCGAGACGACGTTGCGCTTAACTGTTCACCGTTGAAAAACGGCGCATCTTCATGTGCTGTGTGTGCTAATCGAACGCTTGATTCTTCTTCGCTAAGTCTGTATCTGCGCGCATGTGATGGTTGAAAGTCTGATTGTTTTGGTTTTTTGATTTGCACTTTCTTGCTAAGGCTTTGAGTTGTCTCGTAAACAACGTGATGAACAGCGTTATCGACGAACACAGGCTCTTCTGCTATCGCGCCTACTTCGTCATGCAACTCGTTCATGCGACCTTTGCTTGGCGCAACGTGCGATGCGTTCGCGGGTGATGGAACGCTATACGTCATGCTCCCACCCCATTGTCTGTTCTGTCTCCTTCGTTTGTGTGCGTGCTTGTATTCAATGAATCACCCGCATACAACTGTTGTGTGTAGCGCGGTTGCACGTTGTAGTCGAGTCGAATAAATGCGTCAGCACCATCTCTTACCGACTGACGTCGCGATGCGTCAGCCCTGAAATGTTGCGAAGTGTTGCTTGTTACAATCATGCGCGCTACTGCTTGTGTCGAAACAGTTGTAAAATCACTCGCCTCGCTTCCCGGTATTTTTGGACCAACGCTTGCAGGTGCGGCTGTGTCAGATAAGTCAAAGAGATACACAGGCGCGTAAGGAGGGTTGTTTGGAGCGGGATTTGTATTACGCATGTATGCTGATGCGGAGTCGGCGGCGCGTGCGTTTGGTGTGTCGTAAACGAATACACCGTAGCGTCCTGCGGCGGTAGCCGATAGCACATGCGAAGTATCGTCGCGGAACAACTCGACGTGTTGATTGTCAAGCACACGAACAGGACGCACAAGGAATTTGATGGTCGTGTCTTTTGCATTTGTTTTGTAGGATGTTGAATCATGAATGCTCGTCTGATACGGATTAGTTGTAACTCCCGAAGACGCACCCCAATGATGGTCATTGATTACCTCACCGTCAGACGATACTTCCAAAACATATGTGCCGCCGATTGGTGGGATACCATGCGTTGTTCCAAACTTCAACACCTGTTTTGCTGATGAGAAATTAAGCGTGTGAAGATTGAGATTATCAACCGCGCGATTTGCTGTGCTGACGCCACCTGCGAGAATAAATCGTTGACCAATTTGTTTGTCTGTGTGTAGGCTGTGCGCTTCTGTGCTTGCAACAGCGTAGTTTGGTGCAACTTCACCATCATTTTCTCCAACAGTCATCGCGTCTAAACCAATACGCGGTTTTGATTTTGCAATTGGTTCTTGCATAAATGTGAAATTTGATTTCTCAATGTTTGTTCCAATATGCGCTTCTCGTTTTAATAGACCGTCTGAACCTGCGAGTTCCAATCGTGCGCTGATTCCTCTTGGCATTTCATGAGATTCCAATTGAACGTTTGAAGGTCGAATAAATCCGCTTGTAAATGGAGGCTCGCTTGTATGATGCGACAGCACCAAACCAAACGGACGTATATCTTCAGATACATTTTGCAATCTGTCTTCGTTAAAGTATGTTGGATAGCGCACACCGCGCCCATCTCCCCTATCACCAACTCGCTTTGCAGTAGCAGGGTCGAAGAAATTGACCGATGCTTCCGCTGTTCGTAGCCCTGCGTCCGAATACATTGACTCGGCACTCTTGGTTCGGTCGGTTGCGCGATACGCGTCTTCAGGGTCCCACGATGGTCGAATACCAAAACCGCGCACAGGGAAACGACGAACCTCTTCGCCAGTTGTATTGCCCCACCAGTCAATCATGTAGTGTGCTTGAGCAAGCGCAAGATTAACTCGTTGTTGCAAAACGTTGGTGTTGGCTTTGTATCCTGCGGGAGTGTCAGCGTGAAACTTACGAAGCGTATGTGTGTTATTGATAATGTTGCGCACCGCGCACCCAAACCCTTTGGTCATACGACGACCATCGCTGTATCGTACTTGTTGAAATTTAAGGTCGCTTCCAATAAGCGCGGATGCATTGGTTTGACGTTCAATAATTCCAACGTATGCAGGATTGACCGTCGACGTAGGCGTTGATGTTGAACTGCCTGTTTGCGTCGTCGTCGTCATTGTAGCACTTTCGCTGCTGACAAACGCACCTTCGGCTTGATAATGGAAATGAGCATGTGGGTCGCGCAATGCTTGGTTTGATTTGATAGCCCAACGCGGTCGATTGTATGGTTGTCGAACTGATACGCGGTATCCCCATCCTTGATTTTTATATGTGCTTGCAACGCCGTTAATGGTTTCAGTCAGCGTTTCAACGTTGCCGTTGGTGACAGTTAATCCTTTCGCGTCAGATACTTGTTTGATGTTGGGGTCGTCCCACTTGTTACGCCATCCCGGTGCGGCAGTCCCATACAACGACAATGAACTCATTTGCGCGCCAAAGCGATGACCACCCGGCCAAAATGCACCAAGATGGAATTTCTTCGGTGACGTCTGACTGTCTGTTCCTGCTTGGTTTGGATAATTTGAATCGGGGTATGTGTCGGTCAAATCGTCACCCGGTCCTTCCCACGTCTTCATTCGGAATTTGAATGGACCATCGCTCATCGCGTATGTGAATTCATGATAGTGCATGGTCTCAAAATGTTCAGGCGCATGATTGTATGCTTTCAAATCAACTGCCGCATCACCCTTAGCAGTTCGACTATCTGAAAACCATGTCATCGGACGACCAACGTTGTAATGCCACATACACAAATATGCGTCAGGTATATGCAAAGAATTTGTATCGCGCGTTCCTGAATGCAATTGCAACAAATTTCTTGTGGCTACACTCGCTTCCGAGTTTTTGTAAACAACGTTTGGTTGGAATGTGTTAAAAGGAGAGGATAATCGAACTGTCGCGCCTTCAACAGCCGCCGCCCAAAACCCGCTTGTTACAGCAGTTACGGTATTGAAAACAACTGTTGAACCACTTCCTGTTTGACTGATGTGTCCTCTATCGTGATATGTTGCTGTCTGTTCGACGCCGTTAGCATCAACAATAACCAAGTGGTGATTATAATAATCGACGCCGACCATCGGGAATAGCGAATTGTTACGAACAAAAAGTTTACTTGCGCCTTGATTGCCATACTCAACAATAGCAGTTGGTGTCAGCGCGGTCAAATATTCTGTGTAAACATCAAGATAGTGCGACGGGTATCCAAGCATTGTCGTTTGAGTTCCTACACCGCCAAGTGTTGAGCGACAGAAATGATAGTAGTCGTCAGGCTGATATTGGTCAATACGTTTCCAATTATTCGGTGTTGTAAAAATTGTTGAAGACTTGAGAGCAGCAGACCACCACGCGACAGTTACAGTATTTGCAGGTGTGGCTCGATGAAACATGTTTGGATGATATGGTAGACTGCGTCGTGTAAATGCTCCTGACGACGACGCGTTGACACCGAAGGGGTTGTTAAGACCAAGCATAGGTATGTTGGTAAATTGTTCACGCGTTGATGGGTCAATGTCCAACATAACTTCGTTGAGATATATTTCACATCCGCGCGTGTCAGCCATCGTCGCTTCTGACAAAATAAGGTCGCGACCCTGCATGGCTACAACCGTAACAACAAGTTGGTCGGTAAGTGTGCGCACCGTTGTGTTTGTTCCGCTTGGGTCTTCAGGCGCGTCGTTTGACACAAATGCTGTATTCTCGTTGTTCCCCATGAACTGTTTACTAAACAGGTTTGGCTGAATGACAATTTGATACGCGCCAACTTCGGCAGGGTCAGGGAAGTGCCATTGAGTGTTGTAATTTGTTCCGCTTTCAAGTTGAATACGATGACCACCTGCGGCGTTACACGACGCGCTATCGTCAGCGATACCATACCCGTCAAAGCGTATTTTTGTTTCAGTCAAGAGCGTAAACCCATCGCCGTGTATATCGCTTGGAGGGTGAGGCGCGGTCGTTCCTGAAAACCACAAAAGAGGATTATGAATTGTTTTTGCTGTATCGAAGTCCGTAGCACCAAAACAAGCGCGCCCTGATGCGTTTAACTTTTGATATATAGGGTGAGCAAGATGACCCGGCATCATCGCCATTGTTGGCATAACGTAGTGATGACCCATGCGCGGTAACGGCATAGGTGTTAATTTGTTTGCAGCGCGCACTAACGTAGCAGGATTTGTTCCTGCTGATAACGTTGTCCAATTAGTCAAAGGCTTGTCGGGACTGTTACCACTTACTTCTGCATGGTCACGCAACCGTCGCGCAGCAAACTGTCGTGTTGAACCTGCGGGTATGTAGAATGACGGTTTGATAGCGTCGTCTTCTTTGGCTGTAAAGTCGGGTGCGAACGTAACGCCGACAAACTGTGTTCCGCCATCGGGCGCATCTGTGAATGATGCAATTGTGCCGTTGACTGACAAGAAGTAGCGTCCATCAGGTGTCGGGTCTTGTTTCCAAATGTCAGCAACGATAGCCTCTTTGGTCGTAATTGTATTTGTTCCAATATCGTCAACTGTAAGACGGTTGAGTGTCATAGCGTTGTTGACAATACTCAATGGCTCGCGCTCGGTGTAAGTGTAACCCATCTTGGTAATGTGGAAATACAATGCGCGGTCGTGGGGTTCGTATGCCGTTTCAAGTATATTGCGCGATTGAAGATTGTTGTTGCTGTCAGGGAAGTTGTTTGGGTTCTGATTGATGTGTTCGTAGCCTTCTTGTTCCCAACGAGGTGCAGTCTTTGGTCGTCCTGCGTCAGACTCAAACGTGTCGATAACACCTTGAATAGGTTGACTCGGATGTTGCAATCCGCCACCACCAAGCGTTTCGTGTTGATAGGCTTGTAAACGGTCAAAACCTGCGCGGACAAGGATGTTTCCGGGTATTTCATCGTGATTCGGCAACTGAATCTTCATGTTTGGTTGCACACCTGAACCTGCAAGTGCAGGTGCGAGTCCTTCGTTTTCGCGGTCATGTTGTAATTCGTAGTCGCGAATAACAACACCAAGCGGAGAACCGCCCTCAAGCGTGTGTTCTTGACCTGTATCATCGACAACAATTATACTTTCAAATTGCATTTCTTCGTTCGGTATGGTAAGTGCGTTGCGCACTTCATATCCAAATTGTTCAGCAAGAGCAGGATGAGCCAACTCCTGTGCTTGAATAACAGGATACATTGCAGCGTTAGTTGTTTCAAACGAAAAGCGAACGTTTCCATAAATTGTTTCGCCAAATTTAACGTAAGCATCTCCAACTTTGTGAACAGCAAAAGGTACTGACCCAAGACCGCGCGCGTTTTGAGCAGGTAATGTGAGGTTTCCACCACCCATTCGCTTCCATACAACGTGTTCAACAAAGAAGTTTCTTGCCGCGCTACGTTCTTTCCAGTATGTGTTAATGCCGTCGCGATGCGCTGAGTAATCGCTATACCCTGTCATTTCGACTTTGGCAGTTTCAGCATCAAACAAATTATCGTTTGGATACAACGCATTGTTTGGATTTTCTTGTTTGTCGAAAAACAAATCGCCTGTTGGAAACAAACACGTTTCACCCTGCGTAATACTTGAAGACGCTGATGTTGTCCATAGTGGTGATGCGTCTGTTGGTCGAGTCATCGTTGTATCATACATCGCTTCAACGTGTGGTCCCGCATTTGATTCAGCATTGTATCGGTCGTTGTTGAATCGCTCGTTATGATATGTGGTTACGGTTCCTCCTTGCGTTCCGCCCCATTTTAACTGCAACATATCTCCACCTGCTTTCTGTCCGTTACGCGAGGCTTTTGCAATAATTGGCAAATCGCCTTCATAAGAAATAACAATAAAATGACGCTGATGCAAACCTGTTGCTTCGTGTAATGTTGTTTTAGGTGTCCATGTATATTCAGAACCATCAACATCGTTCGCTTCAACTATCCATTTAATTGAAGATGGTTGATGACAACCAAGACCTGCACCATACGGACTGAACCCTAACATCGGATGCCAAGCACCAAGACCTGCGCTTACGCGATTGTCTCCTGAATCAACAACGGCAAGGCTGTTAAGATAAGAATAACGCTCACCATGCCAACCAACAGCCCCAACCGCGCGCGTTCTATCAATTGCATCTGTCACACCGCTAAAATGCACTTGTGTTGTTGCGTAATGGTCGAATGGACTGTTTGACATTTGACCTGACGTTGTTGCACCTGTTTCACGCGCCCCTGCTGAAATTGCTTGAAATCCATTATCCCATCGAAGATTACCTGCTTTTGACCAAACGAAAACTTTGTGACCTGTTCCTACGACACTGGACACATCACCTGTTCCGGACAACGCACCCTCTTCTAATCGCTTAGTTCCACTACGGAAATTGTCTCCAAGAACAAAAGTACCTTGCGCTACATCATAATGTGAATAGTATCCATAGTATGATTTTGTGCCATTACTAACGCGTATCCATCCATTTTCAGGAAGAGTCATAGGAAGAGCAGTACCTACGTTAACAAGTCCATGAGGTTCGTCTGTATAAGTCCCAAGAGAACCTACGTCTATCCATCCGTATCGGTCTTGTCGTTGCGCGTCCTGAAATGATGGTAAGAAAGAGCCACCCATAGCCTTGAGATTTGAACGACCGGGATATGTATTGATTGCGCAAGCAATAATAGCAGCCATTTCTTCGCTGTTCTGACATCGCGTTGCATCAATTAAAAATACGTCGTCAGGGAGCGCGGCACTTCCTATACCGTTTTCATAGTCAGTAAGAACTTGCGAACCCACTCGGAACATTGTTGCGTTAAGCCCAAGCCTGTCAATGTACGAAACAATTCCGTTTACTGATTGAACAAATTTTGCAGTAATAGGATGTGGAGCATTCTTACGAACGCTGTTGTCAAACCACGAACCACCTGCTGTGTATCCACCGTCGAAATGATAAATCAATTTGTTAATGCTGAAATTTGTAATTGCTGATGGGAAACGAGCAGTAGCAGCATAATGTGAAAACGGATGCGCGTATTCATTTGATGCAGACTGTGTTATTGCTGTTGGTGCAAAGAAATGACTGCTAACGTAGCGCGCTTGTGTCGACATTGTTTGATTGAATGCGCTGTTTGGTGAACCATACGATGGTTCCCAATGTCTATACGTTTCGTAAGGGAATACGTTGTTTGCACCATACGCGTCTGTTGGAGGTAAGAATTGATTGCTCGCGCCATTGAGCGTTCCGTTGCTTAATTCGTTTGGTAAGAAGTATCCTGACTCGTTTCCTTGACTGAACGTAATTCCCATAGACCCATCAAGCGAGCAGTATTTTTTCCATGCGGCAGTCCATTTTGCTGATGGCTCAACTGATTTAGTTTCGTTGGCGGCTAACTCACCACTCCAATGTTTAGGAACAGCCTGACCGGGACCGAATACCATGTACGCGACGCTATTTGTACTATCAGAATATCGAGCGTATGGATGAGCAAATCGAAGAATAACAGGCACAGGCTGTGCAATTTTGACATTGGTGTAAGTTGTGCTTGGAATGGTGTGTGTGTTTGTGTTGCCGTCGAGGTCGGTGTTTAATACAAAGTCAGCGTTAGCAAATGGTGGAGTTGCTTCTCCGCGATGTTGGTTTGTTAAAGCAGTAGCAGGGAACATAGCATACAAGGCCGCTGTATCAAGAATAGCGTGCGACCCCATTTTCTCACCGATGTCTTGCAAACCTGCGCTTCCTGTCGGACCACTTGCATACGGATGTTTGTTATGTGTACTGTAATCAACGCGAGAACCATCGTTGATGTCCATTACAACGCCGCTAAAACCACCACCAAAGTAAAGGGGTACATGATGGTCAATGCTGTCTTGCGCACCTCTAAAATACAACAACGGGTTGCCTCTTCGGTTGGCTCTTAATCGTAACCCCTGAACTTCATTGACATATTTTAGCGGTTGCATAACCAAATTTGTAGCAATAAGGTCTTTGAAATCACCTTTACTATCGTGATGATGCCACGCGATAAGATGGGCTGAGACATTGGTTGGTGCAATGATTGAACTTAAAGCCGCGCAAAATAAATAGGTATCTTCGTTGATGTCCATTCGTCGAAACGGCGACCATGAACCATCAATTGCACCACCAAATTCAGTTGACGAATCTTGATTGAGATTGCTACCACCGCTGATGTGTTGCAATTGCCATGCGTATTGACGGCCAACAACAGCAAAGTTATGCGGGTCGCGCAATTGAATTTGATAAGTGTCGTGTGCAGTTCCAGCCGGATAAGTCAATCCATTTGTTTGCGGGTCGATTTCGTGCGTGTTTGATTCAAGAGCAGGTGTAATATGGTCGCCTTCAAAACGAGTAAATTTATTACCGCGAAGATGTTTTTGCCACTCATCAGTTGATACAGCATTGTTTGTTTGATTGATAAGAATAGGCGTTGCTGTGTTTGCATTGCTTCCTTTGTATCGCGTTGAAATTGTAAGAAGAGTTGAAGGAAGGTATCCGCAATCCAACATTATATCGTTTAAGTCTTGAACCGTTGTTGCTCCGCCGTATTGACCACCACTTCCAGACGAAACAGCAATGTGTGGACTTTCTTTTATGCTTGCGCTAATGCCCCAATCTTTTGATAGCGAAACAGAAAACATATCGCGCAATGGTGTAACATTTTTGTTTGGATTGAATTTTGTAATTTTAATTGCGGTCTGTGCATTTTCGCCCATAATTTCTTTGTATGTTCTTCCGTCAGGGGCGCGCATATGACCGCAATCGAAGTATTGGTCGTCTTCGTTTGGGTCGACTGTAAACGCATAGGCTGTTGCGGCGGCAATTAGTTCGTCGGTTACGATGGTTGTTTGGTTAAGATGAGGGCTAATAATAACAGGCGCGTTGTTATTGCTAACACTTGTTGGTCCGAAATTTGCCGCACTTCCAAACCATTGTTCCATGTCATTAGCGTTTACACCTTGTAAACCCATGAACGCGTGAAGCCCTCCACGTCCGTTGTGTGTTCGCGATGTATATGAGAAAACAACACCAACATCATTGTAAGTTGTTCCTGACGCAGGTATAGCCAACCATACTAAACCACTATCGGGAAACCCCATCCATCCAAGTACGTCATCTACGTCAGGCAGTTGATGCCATATACCACCATTGTGATAACCATAACCACTTGCTTGATGTAAAATCAACGTGTTTGGGCTGTTGTATGTTGAACCTGTTTTCGCTGTCGTAGCCGTTCCAACCGTAACAGCGTATCCTGCGTTTGGTGTATGCACGCCTCGCCATTTGTTTCCTCGCCATTCATGACTGTTTGTAGCCGTGTAAAAGAAAGGCGTTCCTTGTTCTCCATCTCCCCACATATTTGCGCCGATAGTAAATCCACCCTGCGCAATATCTCGGTCATCAAAATAAATCATGGTTTCTTCGTCAATCGTTGTAGGCAAAACAGTATTTTTGTTTGTAAATTCTTCACCTGCGCGACGGTAAACGTAACGAAGTATGTGTGATTTACCGCGATGGTCAACGAATTTTAAACCATACAGATTTGCGTTACCAACAATTGTATCGTTTGTTTGAGTTGCGGGTGCGTAAATGCTGTAAGTCCCGTAATACGATGACGTTGTTGCAATGTATTGTCCATACACTTTGACAAATCTTCCTGTTGATTTTCCATTTTCACCAAAACCCCATTCTCCTGCATCAGGAGCAAAACCGGGAATACCTGCCGCGACAACACCACCAAAGTTAATGCGTGCTTTAGCGCGCGTTCCTGTTTGCAACCCTTCTCGGATTGTGTATTTTTGACCTGAATTTTCAAATGACTCCATCGAACCGCTATTCGATGAACGACCCGTTGTTGCACCTGTGTTAGGCGTTTCAAACCCTTCCGCTGTATTGAAATTTTCATCGTATCCAAGATGTAAATTTGTGATAAATTCATCTGCTGTTTCATCCAATGCTACATATTCGCGCAACGTAGTAATTGGTGCAAACGGTTTACCATTTTTGTCGATTGGCATTGGTGCAGGATGCATGTTTTCACCTGCAATTTCAGGAGGTGTGCAGAAGAAATTTCTGAACCGTCCACCGTGACCAATCAAGAATTGCGGTTTGTATTCTGATTGTCCTTTACTGTTGTCAAGCCACACACAAAAATTACGACTCGTCGCGCCGGGAACTGTGCTGTGAATAACAATGCTGAATCCTTCGTTACCGTCAGCATCTTCAACAACGCGTCCTATGTGAGCGCGAAGATAACCCATATGAGACCCTCTGTCAAACGAAGTAAACGCACCATCAGACCAAAATGGAGCAGGGTCATATGTTGAGCCTGTGACTGCGAAATCAGCATGATGATGAACAGCAGTAGCATCTGTTGGTTTATCTGTGTCGTGTCCGCCTTTTGATGTTGAGCGACGATTGACGTCGAATCGCTCTCCTTCTCCTGCGTATTGGTCAGATGGGCGACGCTGACTGCTTCGACCGTTTTTAGCACCGCCTTGATTGACAAGACGAACAACTTCGCGAGCCGCTGCTTCAATATCGGTCACACCTTCTTTCAACGCTATTTCGCCCAAATCAATCGACATACGTCGAACAAAATCCATTTCTTCCCAATGAGGAAGATGTTGCAACCTGTTTTCGTAATGAGATGTCAAATCATTATTTGTCGCGCGCTTACCTTTCATACACAAAAATGCTGATATAACACGCGTTCCTTCGGGTGTGTCGAAAAACGTAGAACTGAATTCATAGTGTCCTACGTCGTCGTCGATGATTGCTTCGGATGCATCATGGTCGATTGTTTCAGCGTGTCGTATCGCCGCTGAATCAATATCAATAACAGATTGTGATACGCGCCCTTGACCATATTCTGTCGACTCATCTCCGAATTTTACGGTATGTTCTGTTTGTCGACCATTTCGCACATATTGATTGATTGCAACGTTTGATGTTGTCATGTATGCATTGTCCATCAACCACCACATTTTGTGAGCATACGCGCCCTCGACAAATTGAGATTTACCTTTGTCTGATATGAGATTATAGGAAGTGCTGTTGATGGTTTGTGCATTTGTAGTTGATTCCACAGATTTGTCTTTGCGTTGTGTTCTGAATCCTGCCGCGACATCAAGACCTTCAATTGTTGGTGTAGCCGCGCTTGATTGCACCTGCATGTGTAAGTCGTGGAATGCGATGAACTCACGGTCGTGCGCAACATCGTAAAGCAAAACGCGCGCGTTTTGTTCTGTGGATAAGTATGGGTCGAGATATGCAACAATAGGCGGCGCGATGTAATCAGAATCCGTTGGGTCAGTTTCGTATCCAAGTTCGCCCCAATTCAACTCAATAGTTTTGTTTACATGTTGAACAAAGTTGCGAGCAGTCTCAATACAAGTATCGCCAATAAGGAAATTTTCAAGTGGTAAAGAATCCCTCGCTTCAACCCCCAATTCGCCTTTACCACCGTTGAACCCTCGCCACACTTCGTATTCGTTAAGAACGCCCCGCGATTTACAGAACATACCTTCTATTGCATGAGGGTTTGTATAATGCATGTTCATCCAAACAGTATCACCGTAACGCAATCCGCCGGGACAGTATGGATTGTTCCACGTTGCGTCTGCTATGCCATCAGCCAACTTTACAGGGAACGTTGATGTGTTTATCGCGTAAATACCAAGCAGTGTGAGTTTATCTCCTTGCGAAAGAGCAGGTGCTGTTGAGTCAAGTATTGGGTGTGCTTCAACAGTAATCAAATTTGCATTAGTTGAAGAATTGTAAGTGATTTTATATTTTCTTCCTGTGTCTTCATTGATGACCGCGAATGCGTAATTGGATGGTAAATGTCCTTTTGGTAAGTCGCCTGTGAATGAAAATTGCTGTGGAGATGTCGTAAGAATGTAACGAATGAGTTCTATTTTTGCATTCTTTGACTTGATTCGCGGTAAGTGTGGGTTGGCTGTCGGACCTGCTTTAAATTCAACTGCGCTAACGTGTTGTCGTAATCCGTAGTCGAGACCACTCCCTTGAGTTAGAACACTACTGCGGTCGTAATAGAACGGACGTCGATATTCTTGACCTGATGACGGGTATCCAACATCACCTGTCATTGGGAAGTTGATGCCGTTTGGTAATTCACCAACGCGTATTTCAGAACCCGGTGTAAGCGATGCAAAGAAGTCTTCACTTGAGTGGTTTTCTGCATCGCTTAAAGTGATGGTTGTGCCAGTTACAGTATGATAATAACACCACTCTCCATTACCCAAAATCACTCTTCTTGCTCTTCGTGTGTCAATACCGCGAACAATTCCTACACCGTTTAAATCAGACGAAGGTATTCTCCCTATGCCTTCTTGAATTCGTAATAGGTTTGTTGTTCTGTTGTAATCTCTCACGGTGCTTCGTATTGGCAAGTTGTTTATCAGACGATACTGATACTGACCAAATGCTTCGTAATCGTTTGCAGGATTGTTAAGTGCGCGACGTCCGACAGGCGAAGGATTCCATGCTTGCGCGGTCATAGTTGCATCAAAGTGTAATTTCATGCTGTTGTCAGGAGATGGGAAAATGCCACTTTCGCGGTCTTCAAAAAATTGTTGAGGAAACAAAGGTATCTCGACAAGTGCGCGCGTGCTTGCATATTGCGTTCCGAGTTGGTAATCGTGTTGCACAGAGCCAAGCGATTGAAACAATCGGTCATTGATGGTCGTTCCATCAGAACAAATAGATGATGAATCAAACAACGGGTCAAGAGTTAATGTATCTCCAACAGCGATTTGACTTTGTGTAATCCAACTGCTGAACGTTAGGGTCTCTCTTCCGTTACCAAGAAGAAACGTATTGGTCCCTGAACTTGACGAACTTAAACATTGAAAATACGTTCCTGTTCTGCTTGTGTATGCGATACTCGCGCCATTAGAAAGGTACAATCGACCCGATGCAGGGAAGCCGTATGTAGCCCATGATGAAAGAGAAGAAGAAGCGTTGTTCAATGCTTGAACAGTTATGCGATGATTAGTCGTATCTAAATCTTGAGCCTGTGTAGCGTGGTCGTGGCGAGTGTTCCAACCAACGCGCGATAATGTAGCAGGGTCCCATGTTGGTTTTGTGTTGATAGCACCTTGACCTGCACCCCCAAGCGTGACGGATACCACAGGCGCGCCGGGTTGAATTTCTTTGACGATGTGCGAATCAGGACTCCCATCGCCTGTGTATGCGATGGTTTGGTCAGCAACGTCATCCATCAGTCCTTTACCTTCCATTGTGATTATTCGACCCATTCCTCCATCGTTGATTTGCATTGAATTGATACGACAGACCGATTGAACAAATTCCAATGTGAAGAACGTTGGGTCATTCGCGTCGAGTGATGTTGGCGTCGTTCGTACCAACTGCATTGTTCGTTCGCGCTTGCTTGGTTGGATAATGATAAGATTGTTTGGTCCATCCACATCGTTGTCGATGACATCAAACATCTCAAACGCACCACCTTTTTGCGATGCGAACTGTTTACTCTCTTGATAGTGAATTGGTATCTCATCAACAGGAGGATTACTTGAACTGCGCTTTCGTGGTTGTAAATGCAATTTGTGATACACCGATGGGTGTGATTGTGTTCCAACCCCTTGTGGAGGCTTAGAAGGTTCATCACCTGTCGCTCGCGGAGCGTAGTTAGTCGGTATTAAAGATTCATTCAAATCTTCGTCGTGGTCAATACCGCCTGTGTTGTCTCCAACCAAGTAATGGGGCGCGAGAACAATACTTCCGTCACCACCAACATAACTTGACGGGAATTGAATGATACCGCCGGGCGCGTGAATGTTCGCGTTAGCCGCTATCGCATCAGCGATATGTTCGGCAACACGCTTACTGTTGATGAAAGACCCACCATCAGGAACAGTCTTTGTAATCAGCAAAGCAGGGTCACTCAATCCCATCTTACCACCTGTAAGGTCGACAGCGTTGTAGTGAATCTCAACGTATCCTGCGGTGATGCCTGACACTTCAAGTATGGCTACGCGCGATTCTGTTTCAGGAGTCAAGTGTTTTTTGTATGCACTATCGTCTGTGGAGGTAACGCCGATGCCACCACCCTTCAACAGAAACGGTCGTATGTCATCAACCGATATTGCAATGACACCGTCGCGATGAGCGTCAATACTTGCCAAACCATTTCTTGTTATTCCTTTTGTTATTGTTTTGGTAATAATTTGAGAAAAGCGAGAATTCATAGCGGTGTGTGTGATTTCGACTTTGCTGTTGATTGGCAACTGTTCTTTCAATCCGATGTAAGAACCCGCGAAAGATACCAATACGTCATCTGAAATACCGTCAATGGTTCGCGTAATTTCTTGGGTTGTAATAGGTGGTAAGAGGCGCAAGTAAGGATGTCCTAACCTATGAGTGTATTTGTGTCGCCCTGTGTGTCCAATCTTGAATCTGTCGTCGATTGTCCAACTGCTCGGAGAAAAGTTATTGCCTGTTTGCAAGTTGCGCGAAAACATAAATCCGTGAAAATCGTATCCACTTTCGTCAATAACCATCGCACCTGTTCGGTCAATGGCTTGACTGCCTGTTCCTAATCTTTGATGTGGTTTACCTGTCATACTGTCGATAAGCAAATCAGAACGTATCAGAACCATTGTTGAATCGTTTGCGAGATTGTTTGATGAGTTGAATGCTGTGCGCGAATGAAGAACACCTCGCAAACCTGTGTCAGGTGTTGTAGCGAAGTCGAGGTGGATGCTGTCGACGGTGATTGTTCCGTTGGTGTTGATGGCTTTGAGTCTGACACGTTCGGGTGCAGTTCCGTTTGGTATCCCTGTAAGTATGTCTGTGCCTGTTGGGTTGATGAGAATATTGAACGATGTGTGTGCAACGCTGATAACTTGTGCGCCACCGCTGTGAGCGGCATTAGCGACGCGATAGTTGCCAAGACTTTCAAGTGTGTAGTTTGACGAAAGCGTATCGCTCTTACCGCTCACAAGTTCATACAACGTCTGACATTGGTCCGCGCCTATTGTAATAGCGGTGTCACCTGCTGTTACGTTTGATGTAATTTTCAACGTGACATCGTCGACATCGACAGGCTCTTCAAAACGCCAAAGTCCAATGGTACTTCCTGAACGTATGCATGGTTCAGCACGCATAGCACTTGACGATACATCTCGCTTCCAATGGACAGATTCGATGTAGCCACGATACTCACCACCTTGACCACCGATGAATAAATCGCGGTCGTTGATGTTGCATTGGTATCGCTTGTTCATTTTCTCGGATGCCATCAACTCTCCGTTGATATACAATTTGACCTGATTGCCTGTGAAATGCCCTGCGATGTGATACAATTCGCGCTGTCCTGTGTTGTAATCAACGTTGTTCGCAACAAATGAATCAGCAGGAGTTGGGTAATTGATTGCGCTACGCGCAATACAACTCACACCATTAGTGAATGTAACAGAAAACGATGCAGGAGCAGGAGCGTTGACAGAACCCATGCGTAATTCAAACAAACCATCTTTGCTCGCGATAACGCCACCGCAATCAGGGCTGACCCATGCTTCAAGCGAGAAACGTTCCAACGCTTGATTGACACCCAACGCGTGCCGATGACTGTCGCCATCCTGCAATACAGAAGCAGATGAGCGCGCATCATTACCATTGAGTGTACGCTTATGTCCTGTCTGTGTGAAATTACCTTGAGGGCAAACAACACCGTCGCTGACACCGTTGAAGAACAACGCGTGACTTGTTTGTCCAATAACTGCCATATCAAATCCCCGTCATGAAATCAATCGGCATGAATGTTAAGTCGCCCTCATACACGTTCTCACCTGCGTTATAACTAAACGACATTGAAACGACTGTGCCTGTTATTCCCGTCTTTGGGTTGGTTGGGTCGAACACCGACGATACGCTCAACGTATTCGCTTCTGACCCTTGTTCGTACGCGTTCGTTCGACCTGTCATTATCATCATGTTGCGTTCTACATAATCGTCATTCGCGGATGATGATGTAATGAGTGAGTTGTAAGGCAGTTGTAGCCCGATAATGTAGTCCGCGCTTTGCTTCGTTGCGAGGCTAAAATTTGATTCGACAAGACTGTTGGGGTCGTCGGGGTCAGATGGACCACCCAAAGCGCGACCAACAGCCCCAACACCCAATGTCGCATTACCGATGTATCCAATCAGGTCTTGAAGTTTATCTCCCGCGCTTTTACAGGATTTGTCAAGCCCACCTGCAAATACCTCAAAGAAGGGCGTTTTGCTCGCGAACGATGTGCTAAACGAGGGCGTCTCGTTGTTCCCTGCAAAGCCTGTTTCTTTGGCTGTGAATGTCAATTTAGCGTTACCAAGCGAAGCGTTGATACCTGTCCCTGTTGTGATAGTGAAAGCGTCTGTGAAGTTTGTACCACCCGCTGTTGTGAGTTGGTCGGTGTATTGCCCTGCCGCTCCTTCTAAAGCAGTCTTAATGGCAGTCGCCAATGCCGCACCTGTGGTAATACCTTGAATGCCGACAGACGTGACAGGAGGGTTGTTTGTTTTGCTGTGTGAAGCAGTCGATGAGTTGAACAGAATGCGAATGGGTTTGAGTGCCGTTGTCGTCCCTGTATAGGCTGTTTCGATTTCAAAATACAAATTGTTCAAATCAGACGCGGATATACCACCCGCACCATCACCACTCATAAGAACAGAATGAGAACCACTACTGTCATCTTTTCGCGCGCTAAAGTCAATTGAAGCAACTGCCGCTTTCTTTTCAAAAGATGACGAGGCGCAATCATCGTCAGCGAGCATGACTGTCAATTTGTAATCAGCCGTCACCATGTTCAGGTCGACAGAATATCGCTCACCAAAAACGGGAACAGGAAGAACAGGAACGCTTCGCGTAATGTTGAGTGAATACGACATACAATCCAACTCAAGTAATTCACCGTCGTTGCGAACCAATCGAATCTTCGTCATACTGCTGACCTCCTGTTCCCACCTGAACGGCCACCGCGAGCCATTTCAGCGCGAATCAAATCTCCAATTTCTTTCGCCAACTGCTTCTTATCGGTTCGGTCTGTAACACCACCGACGTTGATGTTTACTGTAACACCACCACCGCCACCCAAACCAATACCTTGCGGGTTGTTTTTTCTGCTAAGAGGGACAACTGCTTCGGGTCCATCCTCACCAATCATGGCAAGCGTTGGGCTGTTGACAACACCACCTTTCGCGAGCATAGGAACTGTCGGCAATTTGAACGTTTTACCTCCGACAACAGGAACCCAATTAGGAATGTCAAACTTCATCTTCCTTGCAAACTTATTGTAAATACCCATGACGGCATTGAACACTGATTTGAAACCTTTCACGAATCCATTTTTGATAGTCTTCGGTATGCTTAAGAACCAATCAATAAGAGAGCCACCGCCGAAGATAACATCTTCGGCAAATGACGCTCCTATGTCAAACAACGCTGTGAATATACCTACAACCAACCCTATGACTAAACTAATCGCGCCTGTAAGAAGAGCAACGATTCCACCAAAGAGCATACCTAATCCTGCTAACGCGCCATAAAAAATGGTCGCACCCCATTCAAAAATAAACGTCATCACGCCTCCTAAGAATGCTACAATTTGGTCCCAATACTTGATGATGATTGCGATAATGAAAATGATACCTGCCGCGATTGCTACGGGAATTGTTGCACCAAAAGCCAAAACCAACGCGCCATAAATAAGTAACGTTCCTACGATACCGATAACCCAATCAATAAATGTATCTCCTGTTCCTTGAACAAACAACCAAAGCGCGGCAATACCACCGGTAAGCAAGCCAAGCGCGAGAAGAACAACTCCAACAAGTGCCATTGTCGATGCAATCGCTGACGTCGCCGCCACACCGAATGTGAATTTCAGATACAAAACCGCACCTGCGAACACCAAAAAGGTCGCAGTCGCCGCCGCAATTGCCAACTCCATACTGCCTGTTTCGTTTTGAACAAGTTGAAAAACACCAACAGTCGCTGTCAGTATTCCTAACGTTATCGCGACAGTTCCGCTGAAGAATACGAACGCGGCGGCGGTGACGAGGACTGAGGCGGCGAGAATGTCGAACAACGCCGCCAACCCTTCTTCATCACCCTCGCCTGACAATATCAACACAAGACCCTGAACCGCGTCATGAACGAAGCCCATATTTTCCGTGAAACCAAGAAGAGGTGTATTCGCGCCATCAAAGGCTATGGATAACGCGGCAAGCGCGAAACCAACAATGAGGAATATCGAAATAAGAGAAAACACGCGCGTAGCAAGACGAGTAAAGATGTTATTTGACTTAGCCAATATCTTGTTGTTCATCTTGGCAACTCCGCCAAACATCATCTTTTGCGCGATTAACTTTTGAAGAAGCGTCATTTTGCCGTCCAACGTTTCATTCTCTTTGTCGGTCATCGCTGAATGATTTGCAATCTTTTTCGTGACGTTGCTGATTGATGAAGCGAATCCTGCGAGCGAGCGAAGAATCCCTGTAATAGGGCTTTTTTGCATTGCCGTACTCAATTTCATTTGTTGCTTTTCAAGAATACCCATCTTCTTTGAAGCGTTAAGACTGACGACACCTGCTTGTTCCAACTGTTGAATAACCTTCTCGGTTACAGTCGCGACGTCAGCCAAATCTCCTGCCATTCTTACCACCCTTCGCTGTGAGGCATCGGTCCATGTGTTGAACCTACGCGACGCTTGCTTTTCGCACCATCGCTCGCTTTCTTAATCTCTTCGGCCTTCAATTGTTCAGCCGCACTCGCCCAAATGAATGATTTTTCAAATGCGCTTATGTTCATATCCCATACCTCTTGTAAACTCAACCCATAATGTTTCGCGACAAAATATGCCGCCGAATCAAACATCATGTCTGTCGCTTCGGGCTTTGGATTCTTGAAGAAGTCAACCGCTTCTCCTATTCCGTCAGCCCATCCGCTAAAGGGTTCGCCATCAAGTCGTGAGGTTGAGGAAGAAGAGCGATAATCTGTTGAGCGACGAAAGGTCTCAACGACAACATTTGCGGAATGGTCAGGCGCGGTTCAGTCTTTTCAATGGCTTCTGCGAACATATACTTCCAATATGCCGCCAAGTCAATATCGACTGTTGCGTTCGATTTAATGGAGACAAACGATTTAACTGCGTCTTGAAGTTGCATGAAGGATAATTCCCTCACCCACACTTTCATTACAGCGTTATCATCGTCTTCATTTACTTGTATTTCATGCTCCGTCGCTTGACTGTTCACCAACAGGCTCGTCAAGTCCGCTATCGTTTTCGTGGTCATTTTCATCACTTACTGTTTTTTCTTCGCTTGTCGCGGCCTCTTCGGAGGGAGCGACTTCTTCCACTTCAACTGCCTCTTCGGAGGGGGTATCGGCTTCAATAAGGCGAGCGATGAGTTCCGCCTTTGTTCCTGTGACAGGAAGACTGCGCGCTCGTAGGAGTGCTTTGAGTTCTTCAACAGTCATGGAGTCGTAATCTGTTCCTTGTAATTGGTCAGGGAATGGATTGCCGTCAGTCTTTGCGGCTTCGGGATTGAAGATTTCTTCTTCAACAGGTTCAGCGATAACTGCGGTTTCAGTTACAGCGCGAATACGCAATGGTCGTTCATCGCCTAAGTGCATACTCTTCATCAAGCACACGACCCTTTATCCATACATTCAGCACACTTTTTCTTGCCGCAATCATCGCAACATTTTTTGCATGACCCGCTTTTTCCGCAATCATCGCACACTCTCTCATCTTTCATGAAATACCATGCGTCGCGTATTGCCATAGGCATACCTGTTTTCACACCCATACCTCGCAAAGTCTGTTTGAATTGTGGGTTCACTTGGTCGAAAGCACCCATGCCTTGAGGCATACCTGCGGGTCCCATCTTTGGTTGGCGATTCATAAAGCGTCCGTAATCTTTGCTTTGGAAACCGCTTGTTTGCGCCCCCACTCCACCTGCTGCTTGACGACTTAAATCATCAACTCGACCGACAGTTGGTCGCGGTACTGCTTGAACTTGTTGTCCAACGTCGTTAATCCTTGCACCAAAGTGTGAAGAATAATTGTCTTCAACATCCGCGCCCATATCTCCTACTTCTTCGTCATCATCAGGGTCAATTACGGTTGGTGTGTTCCTTCTGCGTCCGGCCACTCTGTTGCCAGTTCTCTCATTATACCCTCTAAACGGACGCGTTTCGTCCTGCATATGACGCCCTCTTGATTGTTGCTTGCCTTGTTGGTCATTACGCCTATCATCATCTTGATAGAAATTACCGGGTTCCATCCCTTCTTCACCTGCGTCAGCACCTTCGCCTTGTAAGCGAGCAACGGGCATTCCATATCGGTCGCCCCTTCTGTTTATATTTACAGGTCTTGATTGTTGAATAGCGCGCGGAACAGAAGTTGGCACATCGTCGGGGTTTAATCCTTTGACACCAAACCTCTGTCTATCGCGGTCGTTTATATTAGTGTTAATTCTAAATTCTTCGTCGCCTTTCAGTAATCCCCATGCATCATTCATTATGTTCATTTTGTTCACCTCACATGTGTAAGAACGCGTCGCGTGAAATAACGCGAACGTGTTTTGGTTTGATTTTCAATTCACTCTTAATGACACCTTTGTCTTCAGGGATTGGGAGCGGTGCTTCTGTAATCAGATAGTCGTCGATGATAATGACGACCTCTTCGCGATTGTTTCCTGCACCTGCTTTGGTCAGGGTGAGCGTGATTGGTTCGGTGAAGTCATGAGTGCGGTTGGTTCTGAACTCATGCCAAATAAGCGGGTCAGATGCGATAATGGTCATCGACAAATCGTATTCCATCGTCTTTTCAATCATGATGTTCGCGTTGCGTGAACCACCGAACGGTATTTGCTCAAGTGAATCTCCTGCTGTATTACGATTCTCGGCTTGACTGTTCCCGCGAATCGTATAGATGGCTTCGGAATTATTGTTGCCACTCAAGGCAAAGTTTGTGACTTGCGCAATATTTACTCCAAACGAACTGATTTGACCGTTGTAAAAGAAGAATGGTTTTTCTGTATTCGGAGCGATACCTGCTTTCTTTCGATTGACGACGCTGTTGCCTGTATTCTCAAACATTCGGTGCGCGGTGTATCGGTCTCCTTTGTTAGAATCTTCAAGACGTCCTGTGTCGGTGTAGCAATACAACGCATCGAAATTGATTGACAATTTGACTTCTGCGTCAGCGTCAGCCGCAAGCGAGAAGTCTTTGACTTTGCATCCTTTCCAAATGCGCGTCAGTTGTTTGCTATCATTCGCGGAACCGGGAGCGGCTTCGTTAGCAAGGGCGTCAGTTGTGTTTGCGTTAAACGAACCAACGTTGTGTGTGCGAATGCTTGACTCAACAGCAAACGTTGGGAGAGTTGCTCCTGAAAACAACAATCGCGATTGACGGTTGGTAATAGTTCCAAATGTTCCTGCGGCGGTATCAAAGTGTGGTGAGCCGTTGGATGATGCCGCATCGTATTTTACGCGCTTACAGGCGTATCCTGTGTGGCTAAACGAAAGTGGTTCTTCAAGATGGATTCGTCGCGTTGTTGTGTCAATGTATAGCACTTGACGGATTTCGTTTCGCTCGACTTCTTCCATGTCGATACCTGTGCCGTCAGCACCCCATTTCTTTGAAGATGCGGCGGGTGTGTCCTTCGGGAACGGTGTTGCTGTTCCATCAACGATGATGATGTATTCACCTGCAACAAGATTGGAGAGTGTGCCTGTGTATCCGATGTAAGTGTCACCTGCGGCGATGTCGGCGAACGATGTGGACGCGGTTGGGTTGCCAGTCATAACAGAAGAAGGCACGTCAATGATTTCGCGACCAAGTGAGTAGTAAAGCCAACGTGCGCTGTTCATCATTGTTTCAAGCGCACCGCCTGTGTTCTCAAATCGTTGAGGCTCTTGGATGACCACATCACGACCGACACCAACAATGTGTGCGCGCCTTTCTGTGACTTTGGTTTCAGGGAGTGAGACGGTCGCGGCGAGACCGATGAATTGGTCGGTAAGGACAGATTCATCCGCTGATACCGCGTTAGCATGGAATGTCATACCTGTGTCAATGGTTGGTGTTCCAAGCGTGCTGATGACCAATTCATCACCTGAATTTGAGGATTGACCCAACGCTTCTTTTAAATCGCGGTCAAGAATAAGCGTTGTCCCTCTATTCTCGACGATAGTGTAAGAGTTACCTGTGGTTGCGTGGTTATCGAGATTGAATGACCCACCACCAATGATGCGAAGTTCTGACCCAACGAGCATACCTTTGGGATAGCGCAGGTTGGACGAAGAGTCAAAGAACCCTTCACTTGCGCCGCTGAAATTTATCTTGTTGCGGTCGCTTCCATCGACCGCGAATTGAAGCCCACCGAACCCGCCGTGTGCGAGAACGATGCCGCATTCTTTTCCGAATGTCACTTCGGATAAATCACCTTTATACACAGTTGATGCCATATTAAACAGTCCGCCTTACCTTACGCGATGAGTTCCGAGAAGATAACGATTTCGACCTGAAAGGTCATACGATGTAATCTTTTTGTTCGGTCTGACAAGTCAGTCCGTTGTTTGTATAACAAGCGGTCGAAGTTCGCGCCGTCTCCTTTTCGTTTGCTGTGAACAATGCGTCGTATCTCATCCTCAATTTTCATGAGTTGAGTTCGTCCTCTCATTGTTCGCGCATCAACAGTAACGTTAATTCGTGTGTGGACAAAGTCGTAAAACACTTCAGGTTGCTCTTCGTTGTGAACAGTCTCATACAAAAGAATCGCGTCTTTACTTGTCAAATCAAGACGCTTACCACGACCTGCCTCGATTGTTGTAATGTCTTCGACAATTGGCGTTCGTTGGTTCGTGTTGCCACGATTCCAATTATCCGAGAGGATTTTCTTGATGAGTTCAACGGATTCAAGAGCCAATCAAATCCCTCCCAATCGGTGATTCTGACCGCGCCTGTTTCTTTGCGGCTTCGACGATGTTCTTGTATTCAGGGTCTTTCTCGCTCATGATTGTGCCATCTTCCTTGATGATTTGATTGTCGCTATTAACCGCCGCTCCGTAATCAAGAGCCGCCGCATCAAGAAAGATTCTCCCCTTGTCTGTAAAGATGCTTGCTTCGCGCACCTTCGGAAGGTCTTCACGGAGAGCATCCGTAAGTGCTTTCTTGAAGGCTTCTTTCATATCACAACACCGTCATAACTTCTGTATAGCGCGGTAGTGTTTCAGCCACCTGCGCTTTGAACAATTGGTATTTGCTTCCCAAGTCCACGTTCTGTGTTCCTTCGGGCAACAGCACGCTACGGTCGTCAGACAGAATCAAATCCATCGCGACCAACTTCGTGCATACATCTTCGATGGCCTTTTCGACGTATCGCTCACCGTAAACATAGGACACCTTGACAGCGTTCCATGAGAAGTAAGGATAGGAGTTGTTGAAATAAATGACACCCAATTCGTAATCAGCCCACCAATCGCGAAGACGTGCTTCGTCACCTGTGGTCGTGCCGACGTAGTCAATCTTGAACTTCTTCTGATTGAGTGATGCACCGTTGGTTGCCGCCGCGCTAATATCACCTACGAGGTCTACGACACCATTGAGTGTTGTTCCTGTGATACTGGTGTAGTATCCGTATGTTGCGCCTATGTTGATGATTCCGTATGGTGCGAGTCCTGCGACACTCGCAACCGTGATACTTGTCGCTGTTGAAGAAGATACAGTCGTCGTCGTATCGGTCGCTCCTGTAAACGTCACACCGCTTGATGTGCAAGCATATGTCGCGTTCTCACCTGCTTCACCACGACGCATAGAGGTAATCTTGACTTGACCACCACCATAGTCAGCGTTTGCGGAAGCCATGAATTCGTGATGCACGTTGGCTGTAATCGTCCCATCTATTTCTGTCACGTCTTCAAAGACGAAAGATGGACTGAACAATGTCGCTGATTTACCTTTGCGCGCATCTTTGTTAATAACGTCGGCCAATTGCTGTGCTGTGCTAACATTGTCGAATTGCGCTCGGAACTTTGATGACCCATCACCTGCTGTGAGTGTCGCGACACCACCCCCACCGGGACATAAGAAGACTTTATCGGTATCAGCCGTGATTTGAGTGAAGTCGTTAATTTTCAATCGGATTTCAGCCGCCGCAATTTCGCGATAGTCAGCACCCTGCCATATCTCAAGGCGAAGAATTTGTTGCGCGTTGCGGAACATCAACGGAACAGAACCAACGTAATCGGTATAGTATCGTCGTCGGTATGGTTTGTATGTGTCGAAGTTGAGGTATTCAGCAGTCTGCAACATAGGTCGCCATGAGTTGTTTGTGAGGTTGTCAATCTTATCTTGTGTGCGGAGAATGAGCGTTTCAACCTGTGCTTTCGTGACACCCTTACGTTTCCCATTGGTAAACGATTGAAGGTTTTGAATTTCTGCGTTTTGCGCTGTTGTGTATGTTCCTGTCAGCGCGCCCGTAAATGACAAACGGACGTTGCCTGATGCGCGAGCAACGGCTGTAATCGTTCGCTCTTCGCCCATTTCAGCGTCGCTTGTAATTTCGATTTTATCTCCCACTTCAAAACCAACCAATCGGTAATCAGCAGGGCTGATGTCGACGTGCGTCGAACCATCATCGAGTGCTAAGAAAACAGGGTCAGGGAATGGGATTTGAAGAATGTCAGCAACCTTCTGTGCCGACGTGTAGTAAAGTCTGTCGGGAAAGAGGGGGCGACCTTCGCGCTCACCTGTTTGAAATACGGTTGGCATCAGTCATCCCTCTCACGCATTCTTTCAACTACTCTCATTACACTCTTTTTTGTCCTTCTTGGATAATGTCCATGCGTGTTGTAGTATTCAAACACCGCTTGTCTGTAATCCTTAATTCGGGGTTTTCCTTCTCTTTTCAAATTGAGTATGTTCCGTTCTTGTTCTTCTTTCGCTCGTTTAGCGTCAAGTTGTTGTTGAAGCGGTGTCACTATCTGTCGTCTTTGTTGCTCGGCTTGACGCTGTTCGTTGAGGCGAGCCTCCTGTTGCTTCATCTCTTCCATCATTTGCCTATGCTCCGCGAAAGCAGGGTCATCATCGCCCATGTTCTTGAGCAATCGCCAAGCCTTCTCAAACGGATTCATCAGACCACCTCTTCGGTTTTCGCGAGATTGTAGTGCATTGGTTTCTTACACGCTCCGCATCGCTCAAGATAGCAAAAATGAAGCATACCACAGAACTTACAGCGCGTTCCCGCACCGATGTTGACAATGTCGCGGATGTTGCGCGTCTTCATGTTCTGACGTTTCACAACGCCTTTCAACTTGTCGCGCTCATCGGTCTTGACCATCGACTCTTCGGCTTTACGCCAACCCTGTTTTTCGAGGCGTTTTAACTCGTTCAAGTCCATGTCGCTCACCCTCATGAGGTGACGACTACGACATAGAGATTGCCCTGCAAGGTGTAAGAGGTGATTGCCTCAACCGTCTTCCCGTTTGTGTAATCGTCGAGAACCTTCTGAACTCCACCTGCCACAGCCGCGCCTGTTTCACACCCTTCATCGGGGTTAAATTCAAACACTTTTGTGTCGGACAAGGTGAATCACCTCATCGCTTGCCGAGTGCAAATAGACGTCCACCTGCGGCTACACCGGGGTCGGTAAAGTTGACCGTTGTGCCTACGACGTGAACGCCGACAGGACCCGCTGCTCCTGCTGAAGGAGTCATTGTTGCCATCAAAATCTCGGACATAAACGCGGAGAGGTCCGCGCTTGTATCGCCGTTTGCTACTGTTCCAGTAATCGCGATTAAATCGCCCATTGTGTGTGGTCTGTTATCACTTGTAAATGCCATATTCATTCATCTCCTGATGTTTGTGCTTGTTCCGCCTCGTTATTAGATTCTTCGGTCGGATTGAGGTATTCGTCAATAGCCGCGAGCAATTTCTTCTTTGTGGATAGTGAAGAAGACGCGATGCCTTTTTCTTCCATCCATGCGAGAATGTCGCCCTTCGTCCATCCCATGTCAGGGATACCGTCGTTTCCTGTATCAACAGTCGCGACAGCCTTCTCAAAGGTATGACCTTCGATAACGAAATCCGAGCCTTCAACAGCCGAGCGATTAGCGTCCAACCATTCAGCGGACACTTCGCGTGCTTGACCCCAAATCCACCATCCTAAGCGTCCACAGTTCGCACCTGTGCGACGTCGACCCTTGTAGGTAATTGTAGGCAAAAGAAACACCTCAAGCCAAAAGCAAAAGAAGCATCATTGATTCAGCAGTTCCAGTTTCGTGCTTGAGAACCAATGGTGTTCGCTTATGGATAACGGTGTTATCTGCAACGGTGTATCCCGGTGCGGCTTTGAGAGTCAAGACTGTGGCAGTCGCCGCGTCAAGAACGCCAATGAATCCACCTTCTGCATCAAGAACCGTATCGCCAACGCTGATGTTCGCGACAGCGGTTGAAGCACCGCCTGAACCGTCATCAATAGTCAAAGTTGCATCGGATTGCGCACCTGCAACAGTCGCGTCGCCAACAGCCGTTGATTGCGCGAGGTTGATGTTTGTTGCAGCAGCCGCGCCAAGACCTTGAGCCGAAGCGTGCATGATTTCGCTGACTTGACCTGAAAGAGTCAAAGTCGCGTCGTTAGCAAAGCCGTTGACGTGTAGGACAACCAATCGTGGGTTGAACCTGTTTGCTCGGTCAGTCTGTTGCGGCTCAAAGGATGCGAGAGAGCCGGGATAGGATGCACCCATCCAAAGTGTTTCGTCTTGGTCAACACCGCCTTGCAGACCCAAGTCCATTTCGACTCGGAGACTGTTTGCGCTACTGACTGTGTATGTAATTCCTCTATGTGTTATTGCTACCATATTTCTTCACCTCATTGTAGGTCGCGAATTGAACCGCTTGCACCAAAGAAAGAACACCATAGTTCACCCATAGTTCGGTAAAGACCTTCTTGTCCAAGACGGTTAATCGCGAATGGGTCTCCGGTTTCAATTCCGGATTCAAAGTATTGTGTCGGGATAGCGGTTTGGAACCACAAGTAATCCGTGTCGAGATAGTAAATTCGCGACAGACTGCTTGCACCTTCGTCAGGCATATCCTTTGTTGGAATCATTGGGACACCGTTGTATGTAGCAACGATGAATCCTGCTTCAAGACCGGGAACACCCTTTACACCGTTGAAGGTTGGGGTGACACGCTTGCTGTCCATGAATCGCTGTTGTGATTGTAGGAGTTGTTGAACACGCATGAGTGTGTCGTAGCCTGTAAGCATAACCTTTGGATTACCACCGCGAGTCCAAAGTTGTTGGAACAATCCGTCCATCTGATTGAGGGACAGGTTGCGGTTCGCGGATGAGGAATCGACGTCGACTTCTGCGCTGTGGAAAGCGGCAGAACCATCGCGAGTGATGGAATACATATCGTGGTCGGTCAACGCACTAACGTGCGTTGTTCCTGTGGTCATCTTGTCAGGGTCAGAAGTGATTCGGTCAAGAGACTCAAAATCATTGCCGACAGGAGTGTCGACATCTTCAAGAAGCATTCGGTTGATGTGTTCAGCGTGGTGCTTACCCATCTCTTCTTTGAGGACTTGTCGGACATCGCCCATACCGTCGTCCTTGTCAGAAAGGAACATGCTTACTTCCGATAGGTCGAAAGTGTGCGCGACAGTCTTTGGCTTTGCGGCAACGTGAAGGAATTCAGGCTTGGAGGTGTCAGGAAGAACGCCGTTCTCCGCGATACCGCCACCCTTTGCGAAATCAGCGCGCTCGGTGAGGATACGCCATCCGCTTCTTTCCCACGGTTTCTTCGGAAGAATAGAGAAGGCGTTGAACTCTTGGTTGAGTTGCGACCATACTTTTCGTCCGTAAATTGCTTGGTATGTTCCTGCGGTGCTGGACAACAAAGGCGCGTCGGCCTTGAGAATGTCACCTGCTCCGTAGGTATATCCGGTTGAGGATGCGCCACCGTAATAGTAACGCTCCATGTCTTGAACTGTTCTTACATAATTTCTTGCCATCAGTTTTCACCTCCATTCAACGCTTTACCTGCAAGTCGGTGGACGTCGTCCCACGACATGTTTGCAAGTTCAGCGGTTTCAGGAATAGTAACGTTAGCGGTGGAAGCGGACTTTGCAATCATCGAGCCACCTGTGGAAGAAACGTTGTCAATGCGGTCATTGAGAGCAAGGACAGCCTTTTGCAGTTCGACCATAGGAGCGCGAGCATCAAAGTCAGCCTTAGCGAATGCATCAGCCTCCGCCTTTTGCTCTTTGATGAAGCGGTCGGTAAAGTGGCTGTTCAAGTCAGACTTGAATTGTTGCTCGTTAGCCGCAGCCTTGAACACCTCATAAGCAGACTCAATCTCGGACGGCGAAACGTTGTTCGCGTTAAGATAGTCGCCCTTAATTACGTTCTTGTTACCGGTTGGCGCGGAGCCAAAGTTCGGTTGAGGACGCTTACCGGAGTCGTCTTCACCTGCGCCTTCAAGAGAGCCTTGTCCGCGCATGTCAAAACTTGATTCACCGGGTCCGTATCCTTTGCTGAAATGGTCGCGAGCCGCGAGCGGGTCGAAACCTGCGCTCTTTACGGTCGATTCGAGCCATGTCAGGTAGTCCATTGTTATCATATCGTCACCTTTTCGTGTCATATCATCACCATACATCATGTCTTCGTTCTCGTCATCCTCGTCGTCTTCTTCGTCGTCGTCGCGAGGTGGAGTCTTTTTCTTTGGCTTGTCGTCACCGAATGGGCCGGGTTCGCCGTCTTGGTCGCGGTCGAGAGGGAGTGGCATACCCGCGTCTTTCTCTTCCTTGTCTTTTTTCTTCTTATCGTCGTCATCCTCTTCCTTGTCCAATTTTTTAGACAAGCGTTCAAGGACGCTTTGCAATTCAGTCATTGTGTTTGTCATCGTATCACCTGTGGTGTCTTCCTTGAGAATACGAAATTGTGCTTCAGGGTTGATTCCCTTTTCACAAATAGTAACCTCATGGAGTTCCATACGACGAATCTCGCGGTAATCTCCGCGTGTTTGGTCGCTCTTGTTGACACGCTCAAATGCTTGACCGCCAATAGAAAACGAGCGCAAGTTTCCTTTGCGGATTTCAGAAGCCACTTCTCGCGCCTTCTCGATGTCGCCACGCAACTTGATGACGACGAACATACCTGTGTCATCCACTTCGGATTTCCACATGCGTCCTGATGAGTCAGTATAGGAAGGAATGACTGTTCCGACTTGAATGTTAGAGTGTGCGAGTTGCACATTACGAAATCCGTCAGCCTTCATGAAGTTGCCGAATGCGTTCTTCAAAGCACTACGAGTGATTAAATCACCCTGCTTATCGACCATTTCGACAGAAGCATATCCCGCGACAACAAGGTCGTCACCAATGCCCTTCAAAATGAGGGGATTGGAGGAACCTGATGGAGCCGCAAGAATCGCCATTGTCTCACGGATTCAATGTCATGGTATATCAAGGGAACTCTTCTCAATCGCGATAACACCATCATCTTCAAGCGTTGCCACTTCACCTTGATTTGTTCGCAGTCGCTTGGTTTTCTTCGCTGTCGCGGGCTTTTCTTCGTTGTCATCGCGTGCCGCAGGGTCAAAATCGGGCATGGTGTCGTCGTTCATATTCTGCGTAGGTCCTCGCGGAGATTCATCAGGTGTCGCGTAACCAATACCTAACCCCTGCACACCTGTGCTTGTAATCTTCTCTTTCGTGATATGTTCCAATCCACGCTCAATCAAATGAAGACCGCGCTTGATAACTTCTTCTTCATCTTCCAACACATGCTTTCGTTTCTTACTATGACCCGCAGGTGGTTCAGGATTGACTTCGTCGTATTCAGGGTCTTCAACACCCTCTTCTTTCAGCAACATCGCTGCTTTCAATTCCCAATACGGTTCTTGGTCATGCGCTAAACGAACAAGATACTCATTACCCCAAACACTCGATTGAGGTTCAACAATCCACACACCATCTTCGATACGCGTCTTACAGATAACGTCGTCATCAAAAGCAGGGAAGTTAATGATGATGTTTCCTTTCTTCATCGCGACGCGTTGTGCAACGTGGTGTTCACCTGACATGACTGCGAGTGTTTCCACGCTATCGGCGGCTAACGGCTCGTTGTCTGTAATCTTCGCACTTCGTATTCTGTATGTTGGATGTTCACCATTGGATGCGCTTACACCTGTGCATCGAACCGTAGCAAAGTCTCCTTCTTTCAACCCTCTCGGTCCCTTCGCGCTTCCAACCATCATATAGTGTTCTTCATCAATTTCTTGTGCGCGCTTACCATAATGTTCAGGGTTCATGAGTGGGCCAACACCGATGGTGTAATTCTTACCGCTACGCGATAAGATGACGACATCCACCACCTTTTCTTTTGTCAGCAACACCCACTTAGGATGTCGAGGTTCTCCCTTCATGTAGGTTGCATTTGCATCGCGAAGAAGGATGTCTATGTCCTTTTCTTTTTGTAATCCTTCAATAGCGACTGCCATCCCTTCATCGTCGCTACGCTTTGTATTGATAGGTTCGGGCATCTTGATGTGTTCGCTCGATTCGTATTGAGCGCGAAGATGGCGAATGCGGTCTTTGGTCGGCATGTTGTGTGTGTCTTCATCCGCTGTCTTCAACAAATCAATGACGGTCATCATTCCATCATGAAGAATCGCGTGAACTATGAAGTCTTTTTCGTAAACCTTGTGCGCTTCTTCCAAAATCTTGTCATCCAATTTCACTTCTCCATCTGCGCTGTATGCTGTCAATTTGTTTTTCTTCTTTGTCGCGATAACATGCTCGCCCTGTGGATACAGACTGATGACCCAATCACCTGTAAATCCGCGCAAATGTTCCATATCTTTGAGGTCGAAGATGCGATGCATGAACTTGACAGGTTGAGGTTTGCCGTCTTCTTTCGTTATGATTGAGTCGTCGATGATGCGGTCGAACGATGTCATGATGTTGGGGTCGTCGACACCTGTGGACTGTTGCGCTCTTGTATCGAAATGTGAAGGGTCGTTGGAGATGTGATTCGACGCGCTGTAATCGTATGGTTGTAAGAGAGGATTGGCGTCTCGTAGCCCATCTCGCGAAACAACAAGTCGCATGTCGCCGTTGTTCGGTAAAGGGTTTTGAGCGTTGTTCGGTGTCTCAATAAGGAAGTTGGCATTTCTTTTCAGCGCGTCTTTGTTAATGATGATAGGAGGTTTGACGTTCTTACCGAACTCAAATTGATTGTGTCGGCTAAGGTAACACGGTATGAGTGGCGCGTTTGACGGACTGCCACCACCAACAGGAAGGTCGCTGTGAGTTACATCTTTGTTGACTTTGTATGATGTTGTTTGGTCGTTTAACGCGAAAGCGAGACTGCGCAACTTTTTCAATTTTGAACTGCGGTCTTTCTTTGAACCTGATGGGAAGATTTCTTTGGAGTTGATAATCTGTTTTTTTCCTCGTATTCCTTTAGCCAACACAGCAACGTCGCTTCCCGATTTCGTTTTATCAAACAATTGACCCATAACAGCGTGAATCGCATCAAATTCTTTTTGCATCGAAAGCGGTTTGCCTTCGTCGAATATCGCATCACCGCCATGCAGTATGCCGTGTTTTTCTGAACCCAACTTGAATATGTCAGCGCGATTGTGAACGTGAGATAGGTTCTCAAAGATGTTCCCATGCAACTCATGAGGGTCTTTGATGACATCCGCGAGCGTTTCTTCTTTTCGTCCTCCGCGTCGTGCATCTTGAATTTTTGAAGGCGCGGGTGCTGAAAGAGGTTTAGAAAGACGTTTGTGTGCTAAGTAACGCGAAACAAATGCATCCTCAAACGATATGCCTTGTTCGTTCGCCGCTTCTTGCACTTTCTCGATAACCTTGTTGAAAATTTTCCGCGTTCGGTTGTTGCCGTCGAACAGACGATTTGCTAACTCATGCCCCTTCGGAAGACCATCAGGATATTCATGAGCCAAGCGCATTCGGTCTCCACCTCCCGTCATGTCGTGGTGGTTACGTCTCACTCTCAATTTCTTAATGCGGTCTGCCATTTCAGTCGTAATGAGTGTGTGCATTGGTGTTTGCTTGTCGCGCTCCATACCCGCTATGGTGTACCCTGTCGCCTCTCCTTTCGCCATCAATTTCGACTGTTCATCAGAAGTGAGGTGTGTGGCTATGTATTCAGCGATGTGTAAACCGTATGCCGTCATAGCAGTCGCTTCGTTGTTCTCAACATTCGTCATACCCTCATAGCCAAATGCTTTGGGATAGTGGGCTTCGATAGCAGGACGAACCATCATATCGAAGACTTCTTTGACAACATCGTGCGTCTGACGTCCCAACTGCAACTTGTCGTGGAACGAACTTTCTTTGTCATCATCATGTTGGTAAAGATGTGAAGTCGCGCCAATGCTGTTGATTTTTTGCATCAAGAAGTCGCGCTCGACATCGTCCTTTGTAAATTTCAATTGCTCAACGTATGCTTCGGTATCGTTTTGAGCGAGTGAATGTTCGTCGGGGGCTATCACATATTCTTGACCGTGTTCATCAAATCCAAAAGGTGTAAGTCCATCTTCTTGACCTTCGTAATCATTGATTCGCTGGCCTAATTTTCTTGCTTGACGGCTTTTTGGTTTGATACCCTCATTCGCCATGATTTCTCGCTTAACTTGTTCAGTGGTCAAAGCGCCATGGGTCAGCGGGTCGGGGGCGTAAAACTCCCCGTGTTGTTTAGCATCAAGATGCTTTTGATATTCTTCAACAGTGTAAAAAGAAAAATGCTGGCGTCCTTGAGTGTCAACTGCGCCAGCCAACTCACGGTGAATTTGGTCAGCGGGTCGCCCTTGGTTTGTAGGGTCGCTTCTTCGCGAAGAGCGATTGACACCATTCTTCCATTGAGCCAATGATTCATCGTCTCGCAAATCAATTGGTTCATGGAAACCAAAAAGACCGATAGGGATTTTGAGTGTGTGTTCGGGTTTAGTCTTATCATAATCAAGACGCTTGATTTTACCTTGTTTGAAGTGTTCTGCAAAAAACA